ATCTTACGCCAGCCACTACCTCTGGCTGGTACGTCTGCACCTATGTAGTGCAGGTATTCTTCAATGCTTGGTTTCTCCATTGAGTGCTCTCTTTAATAAGTCTAACCATACATGACCAGGCATGGTGCAGTACCAGTCGGCAGGGCTTCCCCGTCCCCTGCGTTTGTGCCACACCACGCCTGTCCATGCCTTGTCGTTAGCCATCTCGACTATCAACTCTTCTGTCCAACCAGCCAAGTCCATCTTGGCATGGTTCTTGATTTCAATTGTAACTCCAGGTATACCTGAGATGTCACCCTTGTCTAGCGTAGCACCAGCCAATCGCCTATCAGCATACTGAAAGCCGTTTTCTTTGAGGTACTTAACTACATCACGCTCGGCTCCTGAGCCTTTGGCTTTGGCTGCACTACTCATAGCATTACTTGTTCCTGTCTGTAGTCACGGACTACATCTTCTAGATACATAGAGGCTGGGTCAAATGATAGCGCAACATATGTGTTGCCTGTTGCATCTGCCTTGCCATAACGATTCTTAACTGGAGCCACACATAAGTATGAGTCCTGTCCCTGTAGTAACTGACCTACAGTTAGCACCATAGCAGGAATCTGTGCGACCTTACCTTGCAACGCTGAGCGTGGCTGGCACGGATAGCCAGGTGCGCCCTCCTGCGTATGGTGTAACACTAGTACTGCTGCGTTAGTATCTCTTGCAAGATACTTTAGTTCTTTCATAACCTGACGCATACCTGCAAACTCTTCATGTCCATCGATAGCAATGTCCATAAGATTATCTACAACTATAAGCGTTGGGCTTCTACCCCACATAGTTTCAAACGCAGATACTTCTTCGTCTAAATCTTTGAGTGTAGGAGATGGCTCAAACGACCAGTACATATTACCAAACTCACGGAGCATAGACTCCGCTGTATCTGGATGGGTCTTTAACATTTGTTCTGCTTGTGCTTGCGGTATCTTCGCACGGAGAGCGAGTAAACGCATAGCCATAGTATGCGCATTGGTATCAGCAGAGAAGTATAGTGTTGGTTGTTTTAATCTTGCTGCGATATGCAATGCGATACTAGACTTGCCTGCACCTGGAGTGCCTGCAATTACGGTTACCTCTGCACGCCTGAGAATAATACCTTCTCGTTGGAAGGCTTGGAAAGGGGGTGGCAATGGTTCGCCACCCACCTCCGCCTTGCCCACACTACGGCGTAGAGTTTTCATTTATGCCTTTGTCTGGTCTGGTACGAATGTAGCAAACTCTGGTGAGCCTGCCTTGACATACTGTGTTGCGCACTTAGATGGGTCACCCTTTTGTGCTGGGCAGAAGTGTCCCTTGTATGGACCGAACTTGCCACTCATACCATAGATGCGTGTCATAGTTCCGTGTGGACACATACGCTGTCCACCACCTGCTGCTGCTGGTGCTGGCACAGGTGCTGCTGATGGAGCGTTCCATGATTCAGTTACAACTGTACCGCCCATTGACTGTGCAAGATAGCCAATTGCTGGGTCGATAGGTGTTGCTGCAGGTGCGCTGAAACCAGTGCTGTGCACTGCTTTTTCGACCTCTTCAATTGCTTCTACGATTGGATAGATAGCAGCAGTAAGAGATGTAAACTCATCTGCATTGTTAGCACGTAGTGTTAACTGTGTGCCTGCTTTGGTCTTGAGATTGATACTGATAGGTGCTTCTGTGTGGGACATGTTACTCCTTGATTGGTGTTACTAGATGTTTCTTGGTGTCGCGGAAGGCGCGTACTTTCATTGCTAATTGTATACCCTTCCACCCTTCTTTGATATCAACAAAGTGTAGTTCACACTTGCCGCTACCTGCTGGTAGATGCACAATGATTCCTCGCTCTGTGTTGATGTCACCCCAAGAGCCACGGGTTGCCGTAGCAGGGTCATACGGCAAGCCGTGTGCATACACAGCCAACTGCATGGCAATTTTATTTGGGTAGGAAATACTACCAGTCTTAAGGTCAGAGATAAACTTCTCTCCCTTGTATTCAACGATACGGTCAGGTGTACCAGCAATCTTAAACTTATCTAGTACACAGAACTGTTCGATGTTAACGTTAGTAAACTTACTTGTTGCATCTGCATATGCTTGTATGTCTGCAACATAATCATCAGGGATGACACCGAGTTCTTCGCCTCGGTCTAACTTCTCTGTCAATGTATGCAGTGCAGTACCAATAGTAGCCTGCTTAGTTGCACCTGCTGCTTCCATTGCATCTTCAACTAACTTGTCCATCTCTAACTTGTTGTCTCGATGCGCTGATGCAGCGAGCAATAGGTCAGGACGTAGAGTTAATCCTGCTGCAGCCATGCGTAACTTCCATGCTACTAGTGCAGTGCCATCATCTAGGCTACCTGCTACTGTAGTTGTACGTGTGTATGGTACTGGCTTGCCACCTTTAGGTGGCACAATCATAGGTCTGCCGTATCTATCTCTAGGTACTTCTACTTCTGCCATTACTTGCATCCTCCTGGAATTACAAAGATAGATTTGCCATAAGTACCATTATCGCCCATGCGATACACAAGATTACCATTGTCGCATAACTTGTAAATAAGACCTCTCTCATCTACTTTTTTCCATACTGGCAGTTTGTTTTTAGATGCTGCGCTTGCAGGTGTGATTGTAACTGCAGTTAATAGAATAACTGTTAGCAGTTTCTTCATTGTTCTCCTTTGTTTAGTAGTAGGGGTGGGACAAAGAGAGAGTCAAAACCCACCCCTACCAAATGATTATAGCGTATACCCGCAGTTAGGACAAGACTTCTTTTTGCTTACATACGGTTCATGTATTACTATATCACTATAACTTATATCCATATAGATTTTACATCTATCACGAACATCTGTTGTTCTAAGTATAGCACCTGATTTGTGCAGTACTGACAAGACACCGCTGGCTGTACCATGGTGCATTCCTGTTTTGTTGCTTAACTCTTTCCAAGTTAAGCCATGACTGCTTTGTTTTAATAGTATTAACGCTATTTGCTGGTTGTTTAATTCCTTGCCAGTGCGCAAATTATACATAGCCCTCTCTTGGCTAGTGTCTGTGCCCGACCAACCAGCAGTCCCATTATATGGAACGTATGGTTGGGTAGTCATTAGTAGTTCTCATCTACTTCATCTACTGATACTGACTCATCACTAGACTCAAAGCCATACGTTTGAATAGATGCATTCTCTTCAATGATAGAGCGTGCTTCATCTTCATCAACTGCTTCTACTTCAAAGACAAAGTTGATTGTTGCAGCACCTCGGTAGATTGTAGTAAGTTTGTTAGCCCCGATGCATTCGAGTAAGTAGTTAACGTCACCTTTGTTGACTGTCTGCTCACCACTATCCCATTCACCTTCACTGAAGAAGTCACGTACTTGGTTACGAATCTTACGGAGTTCTTGGCTGAGGTGGACTGTATCTTTTGCAAAGGTCTCTCCGTTTTTAAGAATAGTTTTGATTTCAGTTTCAGTATAGTTAATTACTTGACCTTCATCATTTGTAATCTGAATTGTATTCATGTTCTTCTCTCTTGTTGTAGTTAGTGAGCAGTTTATCTGCACATGCTCAGGTGCGCAACCCCTTATGGTCCGTTGCTAACCATTCAATAATAAATAGGAGTGCTAGGTTTCTATTTATTATTTATCTTGCGTCGTCTTAGCACGCGGCAAGAATATTATATGTCCCGTGTTCGCAGATGGCGGGACCACCCATCCTGGAAAGGCATACGCATTACCCTTTGCGATATGGCATAAACTACCTGCATCTCGGTGAAATACCACGAACACCTTACGCTGGTTCACTATGCCAATACTAGTTCTAGTGCTTTGCTCTTTAACTTATCACTGCGTCCACTGAGGGTGGCAACGGCGAGCCGTTCGGAGCCACCCGAAGCATGATGGTCTGCATATTCTACTACTGCCTGCCAGATACCAAAGTCTGTACCTTTAATGTTCTCCTGTGTAGGTGATTCATTGTAGATAGCAAGAGCCTTATCACGGGCTGCATATGCAAGTGTTTGTTGACGACGCTCACCTTGTGTGAGTAGGTCGTATGGCTTACCTTCTACTGTAGATGGTAGCGCCCATACTTTACGGAATACTTCACGAGCACGCTGACTGCTAGCCTCACGGCTAAGCAACTTACCTGCTACTGTTTCATATTCCTGAATAGAAGTATAAGTTAACTGTGTGATGTTACGGATGTCTTGCACTGACAACTTAGCATTAGTGGTGTGCTTCATTGTATAAGTGTAGTCATTAGACTTAGACTTAGTAATCAATCTGTTAATCTGATTAGCGCAGAAAATGCGCTCAATGATAGGGCGAATGCGTACTGCACCTGAGCCATCATGTGATGACTGGACTAGTAGGTATGCAGCATGTGGGTCATTGGCTACCTGTACACCAGTAGGTAATTCCATAATCATCCACACATTAGCACCGTCATTGTATGAACCTGCTGCTGAATAGCGTGCTTCGCCTGAATCTACTAGGCTATCGAGTGCACCGAACACTTCCATGTTCTGCACAATCTTATACTTGTCGCCAACTACACCAATGATTTGCTCGGTATCTTTGCGCAAGATACCTTGTTTGCGTGGTACTTGGAAGTAATCAGTTACAACTTCATATGGATTTACATTGCGGTTGCGGTATGCCTGGATAGGTACTGTCTGTACTTCCCAGTTTAGACCAGCCTGTGTTGCTGCGTCCGATGCTGAGCCTGCTTCTACTGCCACGCCTCCGCGTGTCCATGCTGATGTGTTTAGTCTAGCCATGTTAGTTATCCTCTCCGAAGATACCTGCTACTACCTTTGGGTGTAGTTCCTGACGCATTTGCTGGAATGATTCTGCTGGCCAGCCTGCTGTGAACACACGGTTAAGAAGGCTAGCCAGTGGGTAATCTTCCTTAGCCTTAGCCAATGTATTAAGAGCACGCTCTGTCTGACCTGTCTCATAGTATGTAAGTGCAAGCAGTGATGCTGGTGCTGAGATGTACTTCTTGGGTGCTGACTCCATCATATGGTCAAGTGCAACCATAACTGTTGTGATGTTGTCACCATTGATAAGACCGAGCAAGTAATCACGTACCTGCAAATCACGCAGTGCATTAAGTGCTGCTGCTGTATATTCTTCCAAGTCTTCTGATGTTGCATGTGCTGTGATGTCAGTAAACTTACCGACAAACATCTCAATGAATCGAGCAGCATACTGCTGTTCCTCATCACCGATTGTGAACTGTCCGTTTTCGTCTTGCTTCTTTGCTACTGCTTCAATCTTTGCTATCTTAATCTTGCTGCTCATTTGTTTCTCTCTCTTCTTCTAGTTGCACATAATCTATGTGCACTTGTATGCCTGCAATGCGACATGCATCATAGACAATCTCTCTTGCTACATCATCATCCTTGGCATCAATTACTAAGCCACATACAACTATATATTTATTTTTCATTAGTACCACCCATGCTTACGCCAATGTGACCAAGCGATTGATGGTCGGTCATATCGGTGAGATATATACGCCAGCCCTCGCTCAATCTGGAGCGGGGCTGGTGTTCCTGCTTTAGTGTTAAGCATTTGTGCTATGCCATATGCTGTTGAGTCAGGGTTATCTGCATCATGTTGCCATGCTGATTCCTTACCCCATAGTTTCATAAGTGCACGCCACTCTGCTCTACCCCAATGCGGATACTCAGTAGCCATGTAGCCACGTGCATATACCTTAGACATGTATGGTGTCCAGTACTTAGGGCTAGTCTCTACACATGTTGGGTCTATCTCTTTATGTACTTGCTCAACGTATGCCTTGACTGGAATACCTATCATACTTGCAGCCATCAACATAACTGTTGATGCTAGTGCTTTGTATCTGTTATCTTTTTTGAACACGTTTACCTCTCAGTTTGTCAATAGATTCTTGACATCCTTTGTAGTCGTAGTGATAGTAAGTCATGCGCATACGCTCTTGCATGTATGTCCATGGCTGGTTAAGTTTGTCTATAACTTGACCGCAGTTCTGACACTTAGTCGTCGAAGCGTGTGTCATGTGCGTAGTCTGGGTCTGGTTCAGCACACTCGCAGGTGTGTATAAAGTTACCGCAATACTCACACTCATCCTTGAGTGCAGCGTCGTCACCTTCTAGATACTGTGGTTCACTCATCATCTTCCTCCATATTACATATCTCGCAGGCAGTACCACACTGACTGCAACGTGCATCATCATTCATCTTTAGATTCTTCCTCGGATTTCTTAATGTCGTTTACTGTAGGCTGAGGTGCTTCTTGCACTACCTCAATAGATACTTGGTTGATGAACTGCTTTGTCATACCAACCCAGTCAATACCATACTCAGCACCGAGTCTATCCCATGCTGCCTTCTCTATATCTCTAGTGTCTGGGCTGTACTCCACATTAACTGTAGTCACCATAACAAAATGGTCTGCCATAAATAGTACGTCTGCTGTAATCATTTGTTCTCCTTGTGTAGTTGTTCTGCATATTGTACTGCAGACTTGTGTCCTTCTACTGCTTCTGCTTCTGTGGCATAGCGCTCCATATAAATGTCAGCCATGTTTTCATCCTTGAATATCATTGTCTCATACCATAAAGGCATGGTGTCAAACCCATACATAATGGGCAACTTAACTGTTGATATGGTGTACCTGCCTACTGTATCTAGTCCGACTCGTTGGTGTCTGGTACTCCAGCCTGCTTTGATAGTCATTAGAATGGAACCTCCGCATGTCTAGTTGCACATGCCTTACGCCATGCACGCAGTCTTGCTTTCAGGAATCTATTCTCTTGTAGCAACTGGTAGTTGGCGATGAAT